AACATGCGATGCAGGCGGCATCTGCCCACACAGGCCGCAGTGCGACCACTTCTGCCACTTCACTAATGCGGAGCTTGAGCCAGAGACGCGCAAGGTCAAGGCGTATTTGGCAGTACCCGCCGACATAGACCCAGTGCCTGATACATGGCACAAGATTGGCGCGTTCATGCTCTGGTGTATTTTTGCAGTGCTGTTGACGATCTGCTTGGCGCTGTTCTTTACTGGCATTTGGATTTGGAGTTTACTGATATGACACAAGAAGACATCATCCGCATGGCGCGGGAGGCTGGCTGGCAAGAGGACATGTTTGGTTTTGGTATCTGGGACAGCAAAGAATTAAATGTCTTTGCCGCCCTTGTTGCAGCAGCAGAATTTGCTAAACGCGAATGGAATTTCTGTGAACGATGCGGCAAGCGCACTGCTGACCTGACAGTGATTCACACATGCACACCACCACAGGAGAACACATGAGTACAGACATGACCAAGACATGGTTTGATGGAACGAACATCATCACGCAGGAAATACCCGAGGCTGAAATCTACAAGCGTGAGTGGGTAGGGCTGACGGATGATGAAGTCTACAAAATAGCGTTTGCTTTGGAGGGTGAGCATTGGAGAAAGGTTGCCGATGCCATCGAAGCCAAGCTCAAGGAGAAGAACACATGACAATACAGCTTGCAACCGAAGATGGGGATTTTTACGGATTGCCCCGTGACTCGGTAAGTTCGTCCAACGCTGGCGGCAATGGCGTGACTGATGGAGAGACATCACCATGAACTGCCCCAAATGCGGAGTATGGACTAGCGTACTTGACACGCGAAACAGAGGCTCATTTACAACACGCCGCCGCGAATGTGCGAACGGCCATAAATTCACCACAGAAGAACATGTCAAACTTCAAAACTTGGACGCACGAAAATCTAGCGGAGTTCGCTTATCAAGCAAATATAAAGATGATCCAGCAGAACGAGAGGATAGAGGAGCTACAGCGCGACCTCAAGGACGCCATTGAGGCGTACCGTGGGCTAAACCGCCAGATACAACCCGATGTTGGCAAAGGCGTAACCGGCGTAGACCACGCCCATCGGGATGTTGCCCTTAAATAGTTGCTCCACAGCGATGCCAGCGTAGATCACCGTGACAAGAATAATTAACCAGCCGCTCACAGCTCTGAGACATCAATCACTTCACCTCGGAACTCGACGCAGCCGTCACCGAAGTCGTGGACAAGTTCCGGCCAAAGTAGACGGCCATTAAAGAAGGTCAGGATGGCAAAGCCGCTGCGCCAGTTGGTTGGGTTGTCTTCCAGGTAATCAACAAACTGTGGGCCGTTTGGGTCGGCCAGTGTTCCGGTATCAACGCCAAACCTGTTGCCGTTGTAGTCCGCATACGGCGTAACTTTGAGGCTGTGCAGGTGGCCGGTAACGATTGTCTTGCCGCTGCCGACAGTATTGTTGTGCGTGGCGTGGATGCCGCCTTTGTAGCGGTGCTTGACAACCACATCTTCAGTCGGCCAGCAGGCCCAGCAGGATGTCCAAGCTGGGAAATGGTCTCTAAGGGAAAACCCTTTGACGCCCTCAAACTCATGGGCGTTGGCGGCAAGGCGGTTTTCAAATCGGCTGTCGTGGTTGCCTAGCGTCCAAATCAGTTTGGCACGTTCAGCGTCTTCCTCAATTTCGCCAAGGCTGGCCTCGCAGGCTTTAAGTTCTTGGATGATGCTGGGCTTTGTATCCCATCCGATACGAGGGTATCTACTGATAGATGCGCCATCAAAAGCATCGCCGTTGTTGATGACTGCTTTGGGCTTGAACTCCCTGATCGCCCAGAGTAGACCTTTGAAGGCGGTGGTGCGGATACCAGGCCAGAAGTGGGCATCGCTGAACACAATGACCACACCGTTTTCAATGCCTAATTCCTGACGCGCTGCATGATTATGGGCGGTCTGTAAGTGCTGGTAATATTTGCTTCGGCTTCGATCTGCCGCCACCAGTTGGATTTTATGCCTCTGCTCAATAGCCCTGCGCCGCTGGTGTACGTTTGAGACATCAACTTCAATTATCTTGGAGATTTTTGAGGCTGAACCTATAGTCTTCCAAAGTTCAATAAACTCGGCATCAGTAACGCGAGAGGCAGTCATATCATTCCTTGGTGAGGACGCGCTCAAGCACGTTAATTACTCGGTGTTCTGCGGCCTCAATTTGCTCATCTGACGAGCCTCTGTCTGTCGCTATTTGTATCAAATCGTAGGTAAGTATGTGCAAACACTCATGCAATGCAGTTTTTCTCAAAGTCTCTGGCGTGATCTTTTCAGCGCCAAAGTCACCAATTCGGTATGTTGCTAGTCTGGCTGGCTGATTGAATTCAACGGACGCCATTGCGCCCTTGGCTGGTTTTAAGCCGCGCTCAATGCGCCAGTCGCCTAGCGACAATTCTTCTTGCCAGTAAGCCATGCACTGGTCAAACAAAAGCACCTGTTCGGTGCTTGGCATGTTCTTGACGGGGTTTCTCATGGTCGCCCTTGTGACTATTGAACCTCCGGATAATAACTATAACTTATTACCGGATTATGTCAAGCTATGTAAAAGGCCGAGTGCCTGCTTTGTCAATAATCAGCGCTTGACGGCGCGGTTTATCTGCAATGCTGATATGCGTCCAAGCGTCGAACTCACGGATAACTTGATCAAAAGATAGGTCTGAGGCCACCAAAGCCCTCACCACGGCGTCCGGCGTCATGCCTGGCACTCGGATGTCAGCCGCGCTGCCGGTGCGGTGCTGGCTGGTGTCCTTGCTGCCCACTGAGTCGTTAACTTGCTTAGACCGAAAGGCAGAATTGATCATGATTGGCTTGCCGTCTAGCAGCGTTTTGACCTTCTCCAAGAACTCAGCCAGCTTTTGCAAGTTTGCCATCTCTGCCTCATTGGGCGTATTGTCAAACTCGCGGTGGCTGGTGGTGGTCAGTTCTGCCAAGGTAAAGTTGGGCGTCATTTTTTAGCCTTCATTTCCATGATCTTCTCAAGCGTGCGGCCACCAAAATACGCCGACATAACCAGCATGCCCCACTGCCCTAGCAATTCAACATAGGACGCCTGTGCGTTGTATCCAAAAGCAGACATCAGGGCAAATAAAAAGTAGGCTACAAAGATAGCCACCAAAGCCATTGGCCTGATATTTTTAGACAGCCACGAATCGGAAGACATGTCAGCGTCCCAGCGCTCAGACACGCCAGCTTGCTCTGCCTTGTACAACTCGGTGTCGTTAGCCATCTTTGCAAGCTCGCCCGACTGCGCTAGAGTTGCCAATTCAAGCTGCGCTTTGGCCTTGGCCTCTGGGTCTGGGATTAGCTTGTCGATTAGCTTACCGCCGACTTCAAGTAGTGCTGTTAGTGGAAACATAATTAATCCCCCAAAATGCCAGTAGCCGAGCCAACACCGGCAGCACCAGTTAACAATCCGGTTTTAGGTCTTTGCGCCCTGCGATTTAATTCTTGCAAGATTGCGGTCTGCTCGATTGGGTCAACAGTAAACAAGCGTTTTTGCAAGGCTTCAGATGTTTCGCTGCTAATGCCTTTTGCCCTTGATAGCAAGGCTGTGCCGCCTGCCCTCAACATGCTCAACGGGTCACCAGTTGCAGTTGCTTGAGCCATTGAACCCAAAAGGTTAGACTCATCACGCACTGCACGATTTTCGTCGGTGCGAGAGCCGCCAAGAACTCGTTGCTTGGTGCTGCTTTGCTCGCTTAAACTTTTTACATATTGAGAAAATTCAGTGTAAGAAGCCTGATCTGGGAAGGCGTTTCTAAGCAACAGCTTTTGATTGTCAGACTTAAAGATTTGTTTGCTAAAGTCGCCGCCTTTGAAGTTACCAAGTCGGTTGTTAACGTTGGCCATCACGCCAAGACGAAACGCCTCTTTCTCGTCAGAGTTAAGTTTCTTGATCTTGGATGCGGCTTCTGCTGGGTCAAGTTTTTGATAGTCCTCGCCCATCTTAAAAGCGTTCTTAATGCGTTCAGCATCTGCAAACTCTGCATTGGCTTTTTTGTATTCAGGGTTAAGTGACTTGATGAGATCATTGAACTCATTTTTAACCTTGACCACATCACCGCCATAGCCTGTCATTTTTTTAGTAAGCGGGTCGGTTTCAGCATCAACAATACGATCAAGACCTATTTTGATCTGGTGCAAGATGTTAGTCGGAACTGATTGAGCGTTGCGAATTGCACTAAGATCAGGCAAAGTTTGACCAAAAACGCCAGCCCGTTTGACAGCTTCTTGGTAGGCTTTTTGAAACACAGGTCTGTCAACATACTGACGAAACGGCGCAGCACTAATAGCCTTGCTGTAAGCGTCTGGATATGACTGGCTTGCAAGCCGTGCTTGATTTGCGGTCAATGCCTCAAGATACTCAAAACCATTGACGTTTTTAGCCAGCCCCGCTTTTTCAACCAACCCCTTCACAATGTCATTGGGTTGGTCAATAAGACGATTTTCAAGAAAATCTTGAGTCGAACCCTTGGCTTTTGATTGCACCACATACGCGCTATAGGCCAAGTCTTGCAGACTTTTGCCCAAGTCGGCAATCACTGGGTTAGGAACACCAATACGGCGCAACTCATCCAGTGCTTGCTGTGCTTCTGTTGGCGTGAGATTGTCTTTCTTGAGGTAGCTTGCCAGCATCTTGGATGTGGCAGTTTGTTGATCCCCAATACCAGCCGAGTTCAAGACATTCTTAATTAGCGTTCCAGCTTTATCCACAACAATGGGAACAGACCCACCCAGCAAGCCGCCAAAGACGCCGCCAACCGCAGCCGCTGTACCCTCATCTTTTTCGGCAAAACCATAACCAGAAGCTGCACCAGTTGCAGTACCTACTCCAGTGGCACGAGCCGCTTGTCCGGTCAGCGTTGTGCCAGTGACCAAGGCTTGTGCTTCAGGCGCTAGTCTTGCCACCTGTTTAGCTGCCCCAAATGGAACAAGCAAACTACCGCCAATTTCTAAACCAGTTTTTACAATCGGCATGTCTTGGCCGAATTGCTTTTGCTGCTCACGCAACTGATTGCGCTGGCGCTCGTACTCAGGGCCACTAATTGAGCCTGTGCGAAGTGCTGCCTCTAACTCATCAAGCAAGCCAAATGTCACGCCTTGACCTACGGCGCGTGCGCTTTCGGCCACGCCAGAGTAAGGCACGCCAGGGCCAAGGACAGAGGTGAATGCCTGTGGCTGGTCAGCTAGTGGTGCGTCTTTGTAGGACATTATGGTTTTCTCCTTCTTACGCCATCTGGATCAACAAAAACTGTGCCACTTGGGAATTTAGGATTTTTCAAAAAGCTGTTGTATTCGGCTGGCGTAATAATTTGCACATCAAACTGAGGAATAACAATTGGTTGAGGCGCTGAAGGAAACCCTGCATTAGCTCGGCGCTTATCCACTGAACTTGATGCGTTCTCTACACGGCGCGTGTTGATCTCAATCAATCTTTTCATCGCAGAAGCAGCAGCCTCTTTTGATTCTGAGCTTTTAAGTGCTTTCGCTTCGCGCACAGCATCACCTTCAGTTTGTGTTCCCTTGTTCAATCGCAAACTCTCATTCACTAAGTTTTCTACAAACCTGTCGTATTCTTCACGCGCCACCACATCTGGCGCACCTGATCCGACAAGCTGACGCGCTCGAATGCTGGCTAAATCTTTTACGCCAAACTTAATATCACCCGACTTGATTCTGTTGATGTATCCATACGCATCTGTAGCGATGTTAGTGGCCGCACTTGCAGCGGAGTAATCTGCTTCTTCTTCTTTTGCAAGATAGGATGGCAATGGTTTGTTTTTAGCTGCTTCCGCTTTGCGTGCGGCTTCTGCCGTTTTCATGTCTTGCTGGAACGCCAAATTCTGTGCTGCCAAGTTTTGATTGCCTTGTTGAATCAAAAGAGCTTGGCGAGAGTTCTCAAGCCCTTGTGAACGCAAACCAGCCAGTATTTCTTGATTAGATTTAATCTGATCTTGGTTCTGCTGGAATTGCTGCGCTCTTTGAGTCATTTCAGCCAACTCTTTAACCCTTACATCAACTTTTTCAGGGTCAAGAACACCATCCGCAAACGACTTGGAAAGTTGCTTGGCATAAGTCTGCACATTTTTTGGGATGGTTTCATCCAAAGTAAAAGCGGCAAATGGATCAACTTCTGTTGTTCCTGTTGCACCAAGTTTGCGAAGGTCGGGTAAGATTTTTGCCTGTGCGCTAATTGCCGCCATGCCTTGCGGGAATGTTTTAAGTTGGTCAACAACCTGTTGGTTAAGCGTCCCATCAGGATTGCGAATCTGGCCTACCAGATTATTAGCCAGTTGCTCCAGTCCCTTGGCTTGCATACCTTGACCACGTTGGGTCAGGTAATCTTCAGTCTTGAGAGTGTTAAGTTGTCGCTCTTGCGCCAGTTGCCCAGCCTTATCCTTTTCCATTGTCAGCATCATTGCGCCCTGACCATCACCAGATTGGCGCAGCATCTGAATGCCACGGTCAAAAGTAGATAGGTCATTGGGGTCAAGCTGACCCGCTATCTGCTGGCGCATTGTGATGCGCTGCAACTCAGGGTCTTGCCCACCCAGAGCGCCGCCGATAGCACCAGCCAATCCAGAAGCACCGCGCCCAATGGCGTAGTTGGCTTGCTGGAACGGGTCGAGCCTAGCGTACTGCAACGCTTGCGCGTCCATACGGTCTTGCTGCGCTCGCTGGTAAGACTCCGGCGTTATGCCGAAAAGGGATTGAACGATTTCTGCCATGATTTACCCCTTAAGTCCAATAACCTGGGTTTGAATATTCACCCGTTGCGTTTGGGTTACCAGCAGGATAAGCGGCAATATCAGCAGCAACGTTTGATCCCCCAAATAGGTTACTCACGCCTCGGCCAAACGCCGGATTTTGACCGGCTTGAGTCAGCGCAGTAGCAAACGGGTTGTAGGCATTGGCCGCAAAGTTAGACCCTGCCGCAGCTATACCACCAGAGTACAAAGACTGCGCCCCACTTGGGTTGGCTACTTTAGCGCCTATCCCTGATCCAATATCCAAAGACTGCTGACCCAAAGCCTCAAGCTGCTTCATCTGCGCCAGATAAGCCTCGTATGGGCCAAGTGCCGCTGCCTGGCCTTGATAGCCTTGCGTGAGCAAGTTGCCACCAGTGCCTAACAGACCAGCACCAAACCGCGCCTGATCCATACCGCCTTGCGTGGCCTGAGTAGCTAGTAGTGCATCTTGTTGGGCAATGGCGTTGTAATAGGCTTCTAGCTCTGGGCTAGCTGCACCCAGACCCGCTGCGCCGCTAGGACGAGCACCTGTAGCCCCAACAGACAGACCGCCACGGCCAGTTTGGAACAAGCGGTTTTGCAGTTGCGCCATCTCACGCTCACGGCTAGGGGCTAGCAAGTTCTGTTGTCCGGCCATGTACTTTGCCGCTGCTTGCTCTGGTGATTCAGCAAGGTACTGCTGACCCAAGCCAAACAGACCCTGAGCGCCTTGCTGCAAGGGGGCAAACTGCTGCTGTGCCATTTCAGCTTGAGACAGACCGCCGCCAGTCAAACCCATCAAACGGTCTTGATAGGCTCTAAGTTCTGGCGACACTTCGTAACCAGCCCCGATAACCCGACCATTTGCATCAGTCTGAAACTGCGACTGACCAAAGCGGGTTGTGATGCCTACTGGCCTAAAACGCGCTTCGTCAGCCGCAATTTGCGCGGCTTTAAGTTGCGCGTTGGCTTGTGTTTTGGCTGCGCTTTTAGCGGCATTACCTTGAATCAAGCCGCCAAGTAAACTAGCCCCCGCCGTGATAAATGCTGGCATATCAAACTCCAATCAAAATTTCGTCCACTTTCGACGGGTCTTTCTCGTCAGTGGCGTGAATACAAAACCAAACGCAATCCGTGATCGCCTTGACGCCGTGCGTCATCCCAGCCTTAATTTCAATGCAAGCTGGCGCGTCAACAATGTCAATCTCTGTGCCTCGCAAAACCGCAACCTTGCCCTTGGCAAGAATCGACAGATGGCTAAAGTCATGCGTGTGCTTCAGGATGGCTGTGCCAGCCGCAAATGCGGTTTCTTTGGCGTACAGCCCATCGCTAAAGTGGTGGGAAATCATGTTTATTTAACGGAACACTGCAATGGCAATTGCAAATGAATCTTGCGCTGATCCAGCAGACGCGGCAGAGACCCTAATCCGAAGAGACCCAGCAGCGTATGCGTCAGAATAAGTTGCAGAGTTATACGGCATCACAAAGTAACCGTCCGAAGATACAGTAGGTCTCATTGCAGTCCCGCTAAAAGTATAATTTTCATCGGGCAATGCGGTTGTAAATGTAATTGTGTAATCGCCGGTTGCATTCTTAAAAACACTGGCTACGTTTGCACTAGCTCGAATTGTTTGGTTGGTTCCTATTGTGCCTGTACCGTTAAAGTTCACCCAAGCCCGTGCAGAGTAACTTGGCGCAGAGCCAGAAGCAGTGGTCAGCTTTGTTGCTGTGGCTGCATTGCCTGTAATATCAATGCCCCATGTACCTGACGCCCCTGTTCCGGTTTTGGTAGGTGCATCGTCTGCAATCTGATCGACGACAAAGGCGGTCGTAGCCACTTGCGTGGTGTTGGTATTTAGCGCCGCTGTAGGCGCTATGGGTGTGCCGGTCAGCGTTGGGCTAGTCAACGACTTGTTTGTGAGCGTAGCAGTTGCCGTACGCTCGGCGGTGATGGCCGCTGAATCTGCCGCTTGCACAAACGCAGTTGTAGCCAAAGCAGTAGTGGTGTCGCCTGCGGTTTGCGTTACCCCAGTCGTGCCTGTAGGCAGCGCTGGCGTACCCGTAAAAGTAGGGCTAGCCAAGTCAGCCTTGGTTGCAATGGCCACCGAAATGTTGACAAACTCGGTGTTAATCTCCGTACCTTTGACGATCTTTAGCGGGTCGCCAGAAGTCAGCGCGTCTTTGGTGGCGAAGTTTGTGCTTTGTGTGTAATTACTCATACTGTCTTCCCGTCTTTTGATTGGATTTCAATCCGCTGAATTGACAGCGCCGAACCATTGATATTTGTCTCGTAGCCTGTTTGCACGATTTTACCGCTTCCGCTTGCTGACACGCTCAAAGTTTGCAAAGCAACACCGTTAGCGTATTGGGCAATAACCGTGGCATTTGCGCCGTACTCAGCAATTCCGTACTCAGAAACCGCTTGAGTTGGAATTTGTACATTGTTTGCAAGATAGTTGGTGCTGAAGTCAAAGCCCCACTTAATTGTTACAAACTGGTTTGTGCCGCCGATCACAACCACTTTCAGTCGCTTTAGCAGCGAGGTAACATTGGCATTGCCTAGATCAGCGTGGTTGGTATAGTAAAGCAACCGATATGCCGAAGTGTCATCTTGTGAGCCAGTGTACTTCGCGATATAGCTTGTCTTACCCAGCAGTAGATCACCATTGCGCCTTGAAAGCAACGCTGTTGGCTCGATTGAGTCCCAAGTGGTGACCCTGAACGATCCATCTTGCAATTGTCCACGGGTGTCAAAACAAAATACCTCTTTGACAAAAGGCAGGGTTATCAAGTAAAACGCCTCTGTTTCAGAGTAAACCGACTTGATGTTTGCCAGTGTCTCGCCAGCAATAATGCTCATGAAGTCACTTCGCACGTTCTTAGACAGATCGCCAATCGGCACTGACTTCTCAATCACAGTCCGCGCAAATGATCTCACGCCGGAATTAGACAAAAACAAAACATCCTTGCCAGTGCTTTGGATAGAGTCTCTGGCAATGCAGCCAATACCCGCCACAGTGTCTGCCAGTGTGATTGTTGCGGGTGTAGTTGCACCCGAATAAACCAGAATCTGGCGCTGACCAAAGATGATCAGGAAGTTGTTGTGCGCTGCCAAGCCAGTAATGTTGTCCGCGCCATTAGGCCAAACTAGGTTGACATTCAACGAACCCGCAGTACCCGTTGACCAAACATGACCAGCAAGCAGATCAGAGAAAAAGACCGTGGTGTTGTCGGTTGCCGTATCTGCTACCCACAAGCGGCCATAGGCGCTGATGGCGATGTTGCCCGAAGGTACAGTGCCAACGTAGCCAGTTTTCTCACTAACGCGCCTGAAGGTCGTTGTGCTGACAGCAGGGTCAAAGATCAGCGGGTCATGGCCCGTCTGAAAGAAGTAAGTGATGCCGTTTAGTGAGGCGCAAGACCAGTTATCGGCCGTGATGGTGGGTGCTGTGCCGCCGCCACCATAAGTCAATTCGACCACGGCATTGCTGCTGTCTAGCTTAAAGAGTTTATTGTTGCCAGCAAAGAGGATTGTCAGAGTACCGTCAGTCTGCACCAGTTCGTGGATTACAGCAGGAGCATTTGCGCCCAAAGCACCAGCAGACGAGTTAACCCGCGCCCATCCTTTGCGTGAGCCGATACGCCCGTACTGGTCAATCACGCAATTTGTAGCAACCAAGGCAAAGCCAGCCGCCAAGTCCAAAGGCGAGTCTTGCGTGTTCAGGCCAAAGAATCCTGGCGCTGAAATGCTGGCAGTCTGGAGTGCTTGGCTCATACCGCTAAAAACTCTTGGTTCTCTGGATAGCGAGTGCCTTCCAGTGCAATTTGGTCAGCCAACATGCCCCGATAAAGCTGATACGCTTCGGAGGAACTCAGACCGCCATCCTCGCCACGCTCCACCAGCGCGCGGGCGTAGGCGTTTTGCACCACCAGAGAGTCAGGGACAAGCACAGATGTGCTATCAGATGCCAATGTAGCTTGGGGCACTGTCAACGAAAACGGGATGTTGAAGACCCCATCAGGTCGCGGATACAGCACCACCTTCGTGTCGCCACTGCCGTCCACACCATCAAAAGCGTAATACTGAGGAATCCCGTTTGTCGTTGGAACAAGGTTTTGATAACGGTTCATCTCCACAAAACTGATGTTTTGCAGACCGATGTTTGATGTGGTGTTGATTGCATCTTGCACTTGGAACTTCTGACCAGCACCCGTCATGGAATATACGTAGGTCGCGGCCACCGTGGTAATGGTGACTGTCTGACCCAGCACGTTCCAGCTAAAGGCATCCTCAATCTGGCGCTTGGCATCGTTGACAAACAAGCCGATCAGAGTTGAATAGCTTGTCTCATTGTTTGTCGAAACTTGCGTTTCGCGCAAGCGGATCAGAACATTGTTTATCAGTTGTAGGTAGGTCATATTCTTTGCGCTCCTTCAACCTCAAAGGTTGCTATAAAACTGAATGTACTCGCCGCTTGCGTAGTAATTTGAATCTTGTCGCCTTCTTCTAAAACAATGTAAGCAGCGCCATCAAACTGAAGGTACTCCTTTGAAGTAAAGTCGTAAGCAGTAAGAATGTCATAAGTAGTCGCAGTGCTTGCGTCATACCAAGCCACGGTGATGTGCTTTGTTGATCCACCAGTGTTGTGGATGTACATCACCGTAAATTTGGCGTAATAGCCCGTTGGCACTGTGTAGACAGTGGTTAAAACCGCAGCAGCAGGGTTAACTCCAACGGATGATGGTCTCATTTGTTCCTCTTAGAAATAGCTTTGGCTTTAGCCTTTGCGTCTTCCTTGGACGTTGCGCCCCATGCTCTAAGAGAAAGTAAAAGTCGGGTAGGCTTTCCATCTTTCATCTCAGCGCCAGGCATATTGCCCATTCGTGCTAAAAAGGATGCCCTGCGAGGGTTGTCTCCCGACTTCACTGGGGCTTTGAGATTGCCACCAGTCTCAGCATTATAAGACGAACGACCCTTTGCGTTCAAGCCCCCCGTCTTGGCTTGGCCTTCTTTTCGTTGCCAAGCTGGCGTTTTCATTTCTTTGCCTTCTTGGGTGGCGTATGCGTAAGGTTGCGGCTTTTTGCAGTGTGCTTCACACCCGTCATCAAAACGCCGCCTTCTTTGTGAATCGGCCCTTTGTAGACTTTGCCGTCAGGCAAATAGTGTGCGGCAGCTTTGCTCATTTCTTAGGCTTCTTAGCTGTCTTAGCCGCCTTTTTAAAGTCGGCAGCGGTAGGCGCAGCCTTAGAGCCAACCTTGTTCATCTTCTCGCCAGAGCCAGCCTTAATTCGCGCCTGCTTTGCGTTGATATTGGCATAGAGTCCTGGTTTCATTTCTTTTTCACCTTGGCTTGTGACAGCGCAATAGCCACTGCCTGTTTGGGGTTTTTGACCACAGGGCCACCCTTGCCAAAGTGCAAGCTACCAGCCTTGTACTCACGCATGACCTTGCTGATCTTCTTTTCGGTTTTGGTTTTCATACCAACTCAGTCACAGAAAACGTAGACGCAGCCACTGTCGCATCTTTAATAACAGCAATTTTTTGGCCTGGACTGACCCGAACAATCTCAGAAAAGTTATTCGGCATCATTGGCGACGTTGTAATGCTGGCCGTTGGATTTGTACCAATTTGAAAATGGCAATGACCCAATGAGCAAGACAGCCGAACCATCGTCGTGGACGCGCCAAATGCAGTCGATTGAACGCTGGAATTGCTAACCGTAAACACCTGAGCCGTACCCAAACTAGGGACGCCAAGCGCAACATTGTTGGGGTCAAGTTGAAAGATTGACATTACTTGCCTCGTTTAGCTTTAGTTGCCATGTTGGTTGCAGTGCGCTGGCCGCGCTTAGGCATAGCTTTTGGCTTGGCAATGGCAACCATAATGGCGACAGGCATTGCTTTTTTCCCAGACATTTTTGGTGATTTACCGTACATGATTTATCCTTCAACAGTTACTTTACGAGGCCGACCCATTTTCTTAACTGGTGCAATCATGGGCAAAGGTTTGATTTCAGGCTCAACTTGTACGTGTTCATCCAGACGCACATAGCCCTGATGCCCACGCATCGAGTCAATGTCCACTGGCTGAGTAAAAGTCACAGTGTTGCCGGATTGCAAACAGCGAAAAGTTGCCATGATTACCCTAAAAAGGGGGCCGAAGCCCCCCGTTTAAACGATGCGAGCAATGACTAAATCAACAGTCGTTGACGCCAAGTTAACCGCAGCGCCAGTCGTGTTGGTCGTTGCGATAGTGACAGTGCCAGCAGCGGAAACATAAGCACGGCGAACAAGCCCTGCCTCGCTAACGGCAGCAGACATGCCGATGACCATATCGCCCAAGACAACGCCAGGGACGGCTACGGTGTCAGTTCCAGCGGCTTGATCCGCTACGGAAGCAGAATCGAGGGTACAAGTCACAACCCATGTGTCACTGAAGACGCCACGGAATTGATCATTGCCCTGTCGGGATGTAATTGCGGTTGCAGCAGCCATTTTCTAACTCCTTAAAAATAATGCCCCCCATTTCTGGGGGGCTTGGGGTTAGGCTGGCACTGCCAACGCAAAAGCGCTAGAAGACAGAGCTGCACCAGTTGTAGCGGCTGCACGAAGTGCGGCAACGCCATACAGGGTATCGCTTGTAAACAAAGTGGCAAGGTAATCTTGCTTGTACTGAGTTTGCGAACGGATACCAATTTGCTCTACCAGAACCATAGCGTCTTTGTGACCCATCAAGCAGATACGATCTGTTGCAGTGTTACCAGCGCCAGTATCAGCATTGCTCGATGTAAACACGGGGATGCCGTACAGGTTGCCGATTTCACCATTGCGGATTGCATTGCCATTACCCACAAAAGCCTGTTCTGTGTAACGGGCAAGACCCATCAACGTATTACGGCTTGAAGGAGGAATGATAAAGAAGCGACCATCCATAGGAGTGTCGTTGTCATCCAAACGCTGAATGGTTCTGCGAATGGCAGCATCTGTCAAAGCACTTGCATTTGACGAAGAACTGTTATAGACAGTCGTACCATCGCCACCGATGAAGGCTTTAGTGCTTGAAGCAGAAGTCGCATAGTCGTTAGTGCCAACAGTAGCACCATTGAATGCACGACCCAGTTGGATCAAGCTAGTGTCTACTTGCTTGGCAAGCGCATAGCCAGCGTCAGCAGTGTAGAACTGGCGCAAGCTGTTCAGGGCTTGTGCTTCAACGATGTCCTCAATGAAACGTGAATATTCAAAGTGCTTGTTGATAGACACTTGAATTTCTGTCTCAGTATCGGCAATCAGGGTAACGGCAGTAGATGCTGCTTTTGCTGAAGCTGAACCACGGGTAGGTGCAGGAATGTGAACCACATCGCCCTTCTTACCTTTGAAGTTCATTTTCATAACGATGTTAGCCAGAACAAGATTTTTCTTGTAGGCGGCGATGATTTCATCACTCCAAATTTCGGGGATGAAAGTTGCTGCGGTGGTTACTGTTACCGCTGGGGTGGGATATGCCATGTTAATTCTCCAGTTAAATTATCGAACACGACCTTCGGCATACGCTGTGAGTATTTCATCGTTCAGCGCTTCGTAGCGCGAAGGGTCAGTCATTTTGAGACGAATAAGGTCAGCCCGTCGATAAACCCGTTTTGAACTCTCGCCAGAGCCACCAACATCAACTTGCGCTGCTTTCATGCTCTTTGCCCTAGTAGCGTCAGACGCTTTTTCGGACTGTTGGGCTTTCACGCCGCGCAATTCTTTGTAAGTGGACAACAATTCATTAGCCGAATCATAGTCAAAGTCACCATCTGCTTTTGCATAGAGTCCCAGCCGAATAGGTGAAGATTTCACCCACTCTTGAAACCCAGTATCGTTGACCACTTGAGAGTAGTCAGGATGCTCTTGCGTTAGCTTTTGCTGAATCTGCATCTTTTTGAAATCTTGACCCGCTTGTCGGGCCGCGAGAACATCTGGATGCCTATCAATCGTCGTTTGAACTGCTTTTTGAGGATTCTCAAAAAAGTCAACTTCCGGTTCAACCTCTACTTGTTGCTGCTTAGAACTGAGGTTTTGCTTGAGCAACTCGTCAGCGAGTTTACGGACTTCGCCCACTTCTTGGGCTTGCTTGCCAATTAGCTTTTCAGCCTCTTGGTGCATCCGTACAACTTCTTCCAAACTTTTAGCCCTGTACTTGTCAGGAAGTTCAGCAGATTTTTTTTCCTCGATTTCAAGTTCACCTAGCGGCTCTTGTTCGTCATCAATCAACATATTTTTTTCCTGCCAAAACGGTTGTAGGATAATTCAACTCGGCTTTCGCTTATGAGTTGGCTTTACGCTCTGCGCTTAACCTTTCTCGGTGCTTTCTCTCGAACCTTCCATGCGATGATGGAAACGTCCCAGACCACCCTTCTAAGTTAAACGACGGAGCGCTTATGACACGGGTGGCGAACCCCCCGCATCTGCACAGCACACTAGAAGTCTCATAAACCTCTAGCGCCTCTGTGCGTTGTCCGCAATCGCAGACAAATTCATACATTCTTTTCATTCAAGTCCTCGTATGCTCGTTCGCTGACGCTTTTAAGCGTTTGTAGCCAAATAAGGATAGAAATCTCGCCTTTGCGGAATTGTAGACTTTTTTCGTCCGCAATGGTAGCGACATTGTTTAACGGGATGAGCATGTTGTCAACATCCTCCATCAAGTCAGCCCAGCCTTGGCGGGAGAACAGGTCAAACCGATCCTCATAATATTTTTGAAGTTCTTGATTCACTGTTTGCTCCTAGCTAACATGGTTGCGGCGATTTGAAGCATTGCCTTTGCTTGGTCAAGGTCTTCAGGCTGGGTGGCCCATCCAACCGTAATCTGCCCAACAAAGCGTCCTGGCTCTGGCGGGACACTAATACGGCATGTATAGGCGACTCCTCTGGCAATATACCAAAGCCCCATTTCTGATTGGGCTGACTTGTATTCGCCGCAAGGTATCTCACTTGCCATCAGTTTGACCACATCAGCGTTATTTGCCGCATTCTGGGTAAAAAGCCCAACATCTAGGCCGTCATTGGTCTTGTCCCTGCCGTTTTTGCCATAGGCGCGATACAGGATGCGCGTGCCGAACATGCTGTTGACCTTGAACACCGCTACCACCAGGGCGCCAGATTGCTTAAAAAGGTGGGCGGCTGCGTCCTCGACCCGATCTTCAGCGATTGTGGGTATCTTTTTAGATTCCTTGTAAGCCCCTATCAAAAGCTCTTGGTTTGTATATACAAAATACCCAGAAAAGGTTAAAACCGCCATAAGCACCATTGCAAACAGCCTAAAAGGGCTGGATACATAGGCCAGAATTTTGTCAACCAGTGCAAGACGCTCATCTGCCATATCTCACCCGCGCTGCTCAAGAATGCCAAAGGTGAAATACCCAATAAACCCAAGAATTGCAAAGAGGACAAGCGCTACCAGCACGATCTCAACGACCTCATCGACTTCTTTCTTGCGCTTTTCAGCAGCCTCACGCTCACGCCGTGCATCATGTGCAGATTCGACATCCATTGCCGCTGCGCGGGACTTAATCTTGTTCCAGACATCTACCTTGCCGGACTGCATAAACAGCAGTTGCAACTCGTCCTCAAACCGCTTTGCCTGATCCAGAGCCATCTCGATCTGGATGGCCGTACCCATTGAGGACTTGGACTTCTTGGCGGCAACAACAGCCTTGGTAGCCGCGCTTTTAGCGTCAAAATATTTACCCAACACAGGGCCGAGAGACGATACATCGTCAACAGTCTTGCTGACCTTTTTAATCAGTGCGACTGCTGCCTGTATGCCTGCGAGGGCCGTTAGTGGATCAATAATTTTCGGCCTCCACTACTTTCTTAGGTTCAGGTTTACCTTTTTCCCGCCACTGGAGACACCAGACCTCTTTGCGGTCAGACGACCACGACCAGCGCACGCACTCAAAGACTGGCGCAGGCGCTTGTAACGTTGGCGGTGGTGGTGGCAGCGCGTCCATCAGCGCAGCTTGAAGTGATCCCAAAAAGCCGCAGCCGCCACGAACAGACCGCCTAGCCATAGCAAAGGTTTGGCTAATTTGCTAAGTGTCTCTAGCACTTTGAACGCGCCTTGGGCAGCGCTGAAAGCAGCAGTCACATCCTTGGTGCTTTCGGTCAGGGCGTCCACCTTAACCTCGACAGCCACCAGGCGGTCGTAGATTTCTCGGTGGGTGATGTCTTGGGTCATGGTGCTGGCGCCGGTGGGGGGACTTGAGCTTCTGCCTGTTCTTTAATCTTGACGATAAGGGGCCACACACCGCTGGACGATGGCAATGCCCCAAGCGTTTGCAGGACAAAGTTAATCTCGTTAACTTCAAGTTCCAGCTTCATGCTGCGCCCCAAGGCATGCCGTCAAGCACAGCAGGAGCAGCCAAGGCAGCAAGCTGTGTGTCGAGTGAGGCTTCCATTGCTGTCAAGTCCAAAGCCGTGCCAAGCCACGCAAGCACATTGGCTTCAGTGACATCGGCAAACGGAATCACTGTGTCGCCAGCAGTCAGGCCCACAGAGCCATAGCTGGATGCTGTGTGTTCACCAGATGTCTTGGATGCGCTCCAGTGAACTGTGGTGATGATGCCTGTTGAGGCTTCGCGGTTTAGTTGGTTGATAGTGAGTTGCATGATGGTTCCTTAGATTGAAGTGATGGTCTGCCAAG